GACAACACCTCCGCACCATTTGGCATGCTCGCAATCTCTTCCGATCTCTGAGCAAATTCTACTTTGCATGCCTTACAACAAAGCATGATAATCTCATAAGCATTTCCCTGGGTATTCTTACTGTTAAACTTCCTATCAAACCGAAGCATAAAATCATAGGCCCTAATCTCCAGACAACGGATCCTCCGGTTGGCCTCACTGACCTCAAATACTCCCATGGGCACCGCCTCATAACTTCCATCCGCCAGCCGCAAATGATAATACAACTCCACCAGGGCATCCTCCAGCGAATACCGGTCAATCTCCGAAAACAGCGTAATCCCCATCTCTGCCGCATACACCGTACCAAGCTCCATCTCCGTACTTCCGCAACACTGACTGGAAATATAACCACTGCCCTTCACAATATCCTCATTGCCAAACTCATAAATCATACCAGCTTTCGTGGTAATCCTGCCGGCCCAATAATACCGCCTTGTGTTCTCCTGCACCGCCTGCAGGAACGCTTCACTCACCGGGTACATTCAAACACCGCCTTCCCTAAAATTCCTTCAACCGAAACGCTACTGTCCACAGCCCTCTGTAAGACGTATCCTTCTTCAGCTTCGCCTGAAATCCTTCTACATACATTTCCGTACTCTTCAGCTCCGCCGCCTCCGTATCAAAATACTCCACCGCCAGCTTATCCTCCTTGGAATATGCCGTCAGCAGCTTCAACCACTTTGCCGTCACAGAAAAAGAGACAGAAATTGTCACCACACCTTGCCTTACTACATCCCTCTGTATGGTTCCCGCTTCCGTCTCTCCGCTACTGTCCGCCTCCACTGCTGCCAACTCCACCTCATAAGAATCCGGCAGAGGAAGTGCAGTGCCATTCAATTTTAAATACTCAAAAAATGCCATCCTACCTTCCTCCGCTTCTCAGATTCATTCGTTGCTGGGCATCCACAATCACTTCATCCAACATAGTGCCGCCCAGGTATACCGGAATCACGATATCGCCACCACCCTGACCATTCATCCGACTCAGTGCATCTGTAATCGCTCCGGTAAGACCGGACAACATCTCAGTAGAACTTCCAACCGGCACACTGCCTGCACCGGCGAATTCCATCGCCTCCATCCTGGGACTGATCACCATATCCGAAGCCACTCCATCCACAGCCTTCGCAATCATGCCCCGGCTCTTTTCGATCCCTTTTACCAAACCACTCATAAAGTCAGGCATCCAGCTTTCATAATCCGTAAGCGGTCCTTCGTCCGGTACGGAGAAATGCAAGAATGATCGGATCGTTTCCGCCACATTCGTCACCGCATTCTTCACCTTATCCATGCAGCTCTCGATACCATCCACAATACCGCTGATAATATCAGACCCCCACGTATAGGCAGAAGATGCCAGACCGGTAATAAAGCTGACTGCATTGTTGAAACCATTCTTTATTGTCTCTAAAATTCCGGAAGCAGTATCTTTAATTCCTTCCCAGATTCCTGAGAAGAAATCCTTAATGCCATTCCAGATCGACTGTGCTGTGGAACTTATAGCCTGCCAAGCAGCCGCCAGAAATTCTTTGATTCCATTCCAAGCTGCAATCGCAACCTCTTTGATATTCTCCCACAAGTCAATCCAGAACTGTCGAAACGCCTCATTGGTATTCCATAAATGAATAAAAGCCGCAACTAAAGCGGCAATGGCTGCTATAATCAGCAAAATCGGATTGGCTAGCATGGTAGCATTTAGTGCCGCAAATGCAGTTTTCACCACGTTAATCACACCTGCCAATTTCGGTATGATTGTCATAATAGTACCTACAGCACTGATCACTTTCCCGACCACAATAAGCAATGGTCCCACTACCGCGACAATTCCCGCAATCACCAAAATTGCTTTTTGTACCCCTGGGTTGAAATTGGTAAATGCCCCCACTGCTGCTGTGATCCTTTCCACCAATCCGGTCAAATAAGGAATCACATACTCCGACAGTTTAATGGCAAGAGACTCCAACGAACCGCCCAACTGTTCCACCTTACTCTGCAGATTGTCCTGCATCACTGCTGCCGTCTCACCGGCAATCCCAGAACAGTTACTCATGGAAGCCAATAAAGCATCATACTCCTCCTGCGTCAGATTCAACAGCGAGATCAATCCGGACATACCCTCTTTCCCGGCAAGAGCCGTCGCATAATAAGCCTGCTGGTCCTCCGTCAAACCGGAAAACTCAGTTCTCATTACCCCAACAATCTGATTCAAAGATTTAAAAGAACCATCGCTGTTGGTGATACTAATCCCCAGCTCCTCCATCGCCGTAGCTACTGTCTTGGAAGGCTTCGCCATATTCGCAAGCACCGTTCTAAGCGAAGTACCCGCCTGAGAACCTTTGATCCCCGCCATGGACATGGCTGATAATGCGGTAGTTACATCCTCAATGGACAGCCCCATAGACTGTGCCAAAGGAGCGATATATTTATAAGACTCCCCAAGATCCGCCACACCAATGGTTCCGGAATTGGCCGCCTGAGTCATCAAATCCGCCACTCTTGCAGAATCTTTCGCTGTCAATCCAAATCCGGTAATGGCATCCGCCACAATGGTTGACACAGTTTCCAGACTCTCCCCCGATGCAGCAGTTGCATCCAGCACACCCGCCATACCTTCAATAATCTGCTTAGTTGTCCATCCGGCCTTCGCCATTTCTGTCATTGCCTCTGCAACTTCTCCTGCCGAAAAGGAAGTGGTCGCTCCCAGCTCAATCGCCTTCTCCCTAAGTGCCTCAAAATCTGCACCGGTTGCTCCGGTAATCGCCTGAACACCGGACATGGCCTTTTCAAAATCCGATGCCACCTTTATCCCAGCTGTACCGATACCGGTAATAGCCGCCGTCACAGGAAGTAACGATTTCCCGACACCTTCAATCTTCCCTCCGGCCTCCTGAAATTTCGTTCCCGTTACTGAAATCTTCTGCAAAGCCACCGCTGACTGTGCTGCCTGCGTCTCCAAATCCTCTAAAACTCTCTGAGTTTCAATGATTTCTCTCTGCAGAGCATCATACTGATCCTTGGTAATCGTTTCCGTCTTTAAAGCTTCACTAGCCCGCTCACCGGCCTCCTTCAATGCTTCCAGCTTATCCTTGGTAGCCTGGACTTCCTCATTCAAAATCCTCTGCTTCTGCGCCAACAGTTCCGTATTGGACGGATCCAGTTTCAGCAGCTTCTCCACATCCTTCAACTGTGCCTGCGTATTATAAACTTCGTTATTCACATCCCTTAAGGCATCCGTCAGCTTCGTCGTGTCACCACCGATTTCAACTGTGATACCTTTGATTCTGCTTGCCATCTGAATCCTCACCTCCTGTTTTTAGGCAAAATAAAGCCCGGAATTCGCCGAGCAATTGAAAACACCTGCCAGCGATGACAGGTGCTCTCTATAATGTATTTTTTTACTTTTACAATCTTGGCGACTCCGTAGAACTTGGAAAATTTAGCTCATTTTAAGTACAATAGATTATTTAGGTATTGCGCTGGTATGTCTGCAATTAGGGAAATTTTGACACCCAAGAAAAGGCCCTCTCGAACCAATTCTTTTTAATAATTTTCCCCCACATATCGGGCATTTATATGGATCCCATTTAGGAATTGCTGAATTGTTTGAGTTAGCAATTTTTACGGCCGGGCGATTAGCAGAACATGTACGACATGTTCCGACATTAAATTTCCAAGAAACAAAATCTTTTTCTGTAGCTTTCATACCACAAAATTCACATTGAAGCCATCGATTTCCGTCTGGATCTATAATCTTCTCTTGAAATGTAGAAAAGTCCAATGTCAAGTTTCTGTGAAATGTTTCTACCTGTTTTTGGCGTTCTGCCAACTTCGCTTCAGCTGCTAAACGCTTTTGCTCTTCAAATTCTTGTCTATGTTTTTCTGCGGCTTCACGTTGAAGCTGCAAGAGCCTTTCCTGCTCTTCTCTCCTAATCTGATTTTCCTTTATGCGACGATTCTCTTCCTCTTGGATTCTGCATCGCATTTCTTCCTGTTGTTTTTTATATTCGATTTGAGCTTGTTTTTTCTTTTCCTCAGTTTTCAAAAAATCTTTTTTTGCATGGCAGCAAATATTTTCTAAAGTTTCTCCATTTAAACAGATATTACAATCATTATCTAAATAATATGATTTAAGTGGAGCATCTGCAAATTTTACTTCTTTCCAATATCCTTCTAAGTCCTTATCATAAAAAGCTGCGCTAAGGATACCTTTGTCATACTGAAATCCATCTATAGATAAAAACAAGCAATAGCCTTGTTCTTTTTGGATTTTCATTAGTGCCTCTGGATATTGTCCGTTGGTGCCACCGTTAGAGATGTCTACAATATAGATCACTTTAATACCTGTAAAATTTCCGGTTAATACATCAAGTCGGTCAGCAATGATATTAGAGCGTAATCTCCAATAACGTATGGCCAATTTATTTGCCATAGACAAAAATGTAAACTCTGCTCGTCGTTTTGTATCCTCAATGGAAGATATAGGAACTCTGGATTCTATATCTGCAGAATGTAATTTATCATCCAACCAACATTTTAAAACAATTTTGGAATCAATAGATGTTTTTCCCTCTACAGGCATGGTGCAATTATAATTTCCAGTACCATGTTTTTCTCTGAAATGCTGTTCCTTAAGCATTTTATCTCCGGCAACAAGCGTTAAAATCTTTCTGCAGCCACACGGACATAGAAGTTTTTCTTGTCGACTTTTAGCTCTAACTTCTTCCAGCTTTTCAGGAATATAAATCTGTTCACCATTGATGATTGTGCATATTGATTCAATTCCTATATATTGCCCCTCACAAAGAGCGACTGTTCTTTGTGCCATATCCCTTCACTCCTTTTCACATCTTCAGAAAGCATTTACCTTACAAAGCTTCCACCACGTATAATAGTATGATTTTGCTGAAGCTTTTCTTTATACGCAAGTATTTCATTTATCAGTTGTTCTTTTGCATCTTCTGAAACGGCTGAACCTCTTACCATTGCTATTTCTTCATCAATCTCAGCTATTTTACTTTGTTTTGACTCACCGGATTCAATCAAATCCATTTTTTCATATACTTTATCTTCCCAAAAAGAAGGAACTCGTTCATCGGTATCCATATATGGAAAACATCTCAATTCACAAAAAATACCTTTATCTATAAAAATATTCGTTTTTAGTACCTCGTTGAATTGATTAGCATTCTGGTTCATCTCATCTATATTTCTACTTAACAGTTCTTGTACACATTTTTTATAAATTTCAAATGTTTCAGGACTTAGGTTATATGTATTAGACAACATAACACCTCCTTCACTATTCAAACGTTCTGGATCAATACACTTTGGTGACAGTGCATATTCAGAATATGCTGCGAAAGCCATTTTCACATCTTCTTCTAAATAATCTAACAAAAGATGTTTATAAAAAGCATTCAGTGACATGGTCTTTGATGACAGGTATCCTGCTTTGACAAGTACCTCATAATATTTTTTCAATCTTTCAATATCTTTTTCATCCATTTTTATACTTAACACTTTATTCGCCATTTGTATTACCTCTCTTTATGTGGTATATCTTTATGTTAGAGGTAATACCTATTGTTTGTCAATATATTTTGTTACAAAAATTCTCAACACTCAAAACCTATCAAACTCCTCCTGCCCGGCCACCACCGCATACTTACACTCGTCATTCCGACTCTCCGCATACATATCATTAATCAGGCCTATCGACAGCAGCTCCAAATCTGCCATCGACAAACCTAACTGAACGCACCTCAGCAAAAACAACGGCGTCGTCATCTCACGCTCTGTTGCACGAAGTTTTTTTTAGCCTCTACATTCGTCTGTACATTCAATCCCCACAATTCAATCAGCCGTGGCAACACCTGATAAATTGAAAACGTATTAAACCCATCCAGCCACTCCTCCGGACTATCGGGAATCGCCGGATCCGCATGCTTCGCCATCACAAACGCAATATTCTCAAACATTTCCAGAGAAAACATATCCAGATTGGACTGCTCCTCCTTATTGTCTCCCACAGACTTCTCCAACGCCTTCAGATCCTTATAAATATCCCTCTGGAACTTCATCCGATAAATTCTCGGAATGGCAGCCGATGCCTTAAAAGGCACCTGCTTACCATCGATCTCAATATTCCTAATCATACTCATTACGCTACACCTTCGCCTTCCTCAGCTTCTGCAACCGTCGGCATATACACCGCTTTGTACCAATCGTTGTAAACCGTGGTACTGATAATAAAGCCTTCCCTTATCATCCCTATCCACCAGCATTCGATTCGGCATAAGCGGATACAAAGCAATGATCTCCCCTTTGCCATTCCGAATTATCTGAGCATACGCATTCCCCCACAAAAGCAAATGAGTCATCAACGTCTCCCTGAACACAAAAGAAGTCATCTCTGGATTCGGCTCATCATGGAGCAAAAAATAAAGCGGATGATTCACCGCCTTCTCCTTCCCACCATCTCCATTGTATTTGTAAACATGAAGCGGCAGACTCGCCACCGCCTCTGATAAAATCCTCACACACGAATACACTGCTGTCATCTGCATGGCAGAACGCTCATTGACATTCTTCCCACTGGAACTCCCACCAGTGAAAAACCTGTAGGCACTCCCCGATGTCGCATTCTGTGGCTTATCCCTTGATTTAAAAATTCCACCTAATATTCCCATAATCATCACTCTCCTTAAAAATGAACAGAAGAAAAGCACCTACCACTATTTTTCTGATAGATGCTTATAATCTCAAATTTTATCTTCCTTTCGGAATTATATGTTTGGCGCATAACCACTTTATTAATTAGAATTTATTGCTCCGTAAGCCTGAAATTCGTCTTTTTATTCTTTCATACTTTTAATTATATATTTTGCTGTACTATCGTAATCACAATATATATGTTTCAAATTAAATCCTATCGCATCAAGTTCTCTCCTAATTTTATCTGGATTATGTATTTCAATAGTAAAATCCGGTATTATCTTTTGCCAAACTTGTGTTTCCTCACCATTGTAGCTAATCCTATCAGTTGCATAAGGTTGAAAAACAAAGATTGAAGATTGATTTCTAACGCGATCATCAATTATCGGTGGCTGATAAGTAAAATAAAAAGGAATTTCCAATTCATAATAAGGTTTTCCTAAATATAACTTTTCATGATAATACTCTATTTCTTCCATTCTCAGTAAAAACATAATCACACTTATATTGGCAGAATACTTTATGTTAATTAATCTCGAAGAATTTGCCTGTGTGTGATTATTTACCAAAATCGTTGGATACGACAAATCGTCCTTATGTAAATCTAAAAAACCATTCAAAAAATTAGATACCGAACTCTTTATCTGTAATGTGATGTCTTCATCTTTATAATTAACATCTTTAATCCACTCAGCTTTATCTTGCTTGTAAATCCTCAATGCTTCTTCTAATTTTTTCGCCCCTCCTGATAATGAGTTAAGAAATGAATCACTCTTACCTCTTTTATATTCTTTAATCAGCTGTTCAACATGTTGTTCGAAATACTCTATCACGCTTTCTCTATTTTTCATAAAAGCGTTTGTCATTGGTGACATTATAACTTCAAATAACTCCTTATCGAAATCTAAAAAATCGCTAAGCATCCCCCACCCTAACGGATGTTCGTAAACAGCTGAGTTTATGTTCACTGTTTTATCTTTGCATATAAAGTGAACATATCCTTTGTCTTTGCATCCATCCATACTAAAATAGAGAGAAACCAACGGAGAAAACGAAAAATCTAACAAATTAGTTGGAATACCATGATGCTGTGAAAAGGCTAGAAAATTCTTATCTTGTATTTTATTTATAGATGTCTCAACATCCAAATGATAAGCTTCCAACATTTCTGTATAATTTTTCAAGAGAGTTCTTTGAATACTCGAACTTAATGGCTTATCATACTTTTTGCTTTCTCCTCTTGAAATATAATTAAATAAGTTGTTTTCTTCGATAGCAGCTATATATTCAGAAAGACTGTTTACCACAACATATTTATCACTCATGCCTTCTCCTCCTACTGAATAAACTTCAAATTCTCCAAACAGAAACACACTTCTGAAATGGGCGAATTTCATTTATCTTTCAATCAAATCTTCCATTGTACAACCTAAAGTCTTTGCAAATCGATACATTGTATCCGCACTTGCTTTATTGATATCTTTATTTCGCTGCTCATACATCTGAATCGAACGAAGACTGACACCTGCTCGTTCCGACAACTCTGCCTGCGTAAAGCCATATGCTGTACGAATGCGCTTCAAATTAGTCTCCGGAAAATACTCCTTTATTTTCGAATCCACAATGTCAACAAACTTTGTGATATCCGCTTCATGGAGTGTATAGTACATCTTTTGCAAATCCTCGAAAGAAATAACCTTAAAAATGTCACGGTACTTTCTGCCGGAATACCACTGATAATAGGCAATAGCCCACCCGATCCAGTATTCTTTGGAACGTCCAAAACGCTCCTGGGCTTCTATTTGAAGTTCCTGCCCTTTGGTTTCCGCAACGATCTCCCGGACGATTTCAATGCCGCTTTTCCCGGAAAGATAAGCAGGCTCCCCATTTTCCATTCGTTTACTTACAGAACTTGTAAGAAACAATTTCACAAAGTCACTTCCCGGAATATCACAAGTATTGACTGCATAATCGAAGGCATCACCCAATACTGCCTGTGCCTTACTCAGATATATTTCTTGGTATGCGTGGATCATCGTTCTTAATGCCTCCTCTCATAATATCCTGAATATACAGTCCGTCACTCTCTTCCTCTAACATTTCCAGATAAAGCTGATTTGCTTCATCATCCCTGGCTTTGCGAAGCACATAATATTGATCTTTCTCAGCAACATCAAAGCCTTCATATTTCAGTTTGGAAAAGGCAAACTTTGATTTAATAACAATTTGTTCACCAAGCTTTCCCAGTTGCATGGCACGTGCAAGCTGCTCTACAGAAATACCGTTATTCAAAAACGACTCTGCATAATCAAAATAAGAATCATCCGCACGGTAACCGGTAATCAAATCATAAGCATTTACATTTACACCGAAGTTATCAATCAAGTACCGTTTTGCTCGTCTTGCCACAGGAGTCTTTATAGAAAACAGACGATGTTCCACCAAGACAGCAATCCAGTTAAGGATCGTGTAATCGGGACTATTCAAATTCAAAATGTTCAAATACTCCGTATCCAGCGTATATCGGTTGGAAAAACCATCACGCAAAGATGATACTGCCCATTCTTTTGCAAGCTCTTCACTTGCAGTACAGTAAAAGCCAAGGCCGAAGTCGTTATTCTTCTTACCTTCTCCGAAAATCGGCTGTTCTACGTTTTTTTCTGAACCATGGTATATCGTAATCAATTTATCCATTTTCCCGACCCCCATTCCCTTTACCGTAATTATATCACCACAGTGATACCAAGTCAACATTTTACTCTTATTAGTATCACCAAAGTGATATATTTTTAATCATACGAACAAAATTCCCCTCTCATCATACACACTTCCCTGTTTCTGCACCTGATTCCTGATACACCTATCCAGCGCCATGATCGCCGCCACAATCCCGTCAATCTTCTCCTTCGACCTCGCCTTAGTCACCTTAATATTCCCCGCAGGGTCCGTATCAATCGCCACATTACCAGCCATCCAACGAAGCACCGGATGACCACCATGCACCATGTTTCCTTCCATCAGAATCTTATAAAACTCCTTGGTCGGAGCAGACATACTGCTGTATCCCTGTCCAAACGGCACTACCGTGAATCCCATGCCCTCCAGATCCTGCACCATCTGCGTAGCACCCCATCGGTCAAATGCAATCTCCAAAATATGATACTTCTCTCCAATCTCCTCAATGAACTTCTCAATAAAATCATAATGGATCACATTTCCCTCCGTAGACATCAGATACCCCTGACGCTCCCACACATCATAAGGAACCGAATTAGCTTTCACCCTCTGCGGAATCGTCTCCTCCGGCACCCAGAAAAACGGAAGCAAAATATACTTCTCCTCCTCATCCCTCGGAGGAAACATCAACACGAATGCCGTTATATCTCCCGTGCTGGACAAGTCCAATCCACCATAACACTCTCTGCCCTCCAGCGATTTCAAATCAATCTCTTCATTACCCCTCTGATAAATCTGATCCGGAATCCAGGCAGTTGTACTGGACACCCACTGATTCATTCGAAGCCACCGAAAAGTAATCTCGTCCGCAGGATTCTGCTTCGCCTCCCGATAAGCATCACGAAGCCTTTCAATATCCACCGTATAACCCAACGAAGGATTCACCTTATACCAATTCGCTTCATCCTCCCAATCCTCATCATCTTTCAGCCCATACACCACCGGATAAAACGTAGGATCCACACGCCTTCCTTCCAAAATATCAATCGCCTTGGTATGTAACTCATAGGCAATCGAGTGTCTGTCCGTACCCGCCGTAGTAATAATAAAATGAAGCGGATTCTGTCTGGCATCTGAAGATCCCTTAGTCAATACATCGTATAACTGCCTGTTCGGCTGTGTATGAATTTCATCAAACACAAGTCCCGATACAGAAAAGCCATGCTTACCACCAACTTCTGCGGATAACACCTGATAATACCCGGCATTTCCATAATTAACGATTCGCTTTGTAGCTCCCATGATTTTGGAACGCTTTAACAATGCCGGTGACATCTCCACCATTTGCCTCGCCACATCAAATACAATACTGGCCTGCTGTCTGTCAGCCGCCGCACCATACACTTCTGCTGAAGGTTCATTATCCGCATAAAGCAGATACAGAGCAATGGCTGCCGCCAACTCTGACTTGCCCACTTTCTTGCAGATTTCCACAAAAGCAGTTCTAAACTGCCGGTACCCATCCGCTTTCACAATTCCGAAAATATCCCTGATCAACTGCTCCTGCCATGGCAATAACCAGAATCTCGTCCCCGCCCATTTACCCTTGGTATGACACAAGTTCTCAATAAACTTCACCGCCCGGTCCGCCTTCTCCTTATCATAATGAGAAGTATCCAGCATAAATTTACTCGGCTGATAATTCTTAAGCTTCGGATAATCCTTTGGTCTCGTTTCCCTTGCCATTAAGAATCACCCCCAAGCAATGCCTCCATCTCATCCTCAGCCCCCTTATCCGAACTAACCGCCGCCATAATTCTTGTTCTCGCAGACGGTGTCAAACCAAACTCTGCTGCCGCCTGCAACATCAACTTCTGATTGGTATTCGCAATTCCAACCCAAGGCGTCTGCTGCTGATACCCCTTCTCTGTCTCAAAAGTAGAACCACCGGAATCAATATGCTCCTGTGCTTCCTTCCAACGGGCATACGACTGACAATACGCCGCAAACGCCGCCATATCCACTTCCGTCAACACGCCCATCTGATGTAACTTTTCACTCAAACGCTTCCACTCGGCCTTCGCCTCCGGAAGCAACCACTCAGGACAGACAGGCATTCCTTTCTCAGGCTTCGGCTCCTTCTTATTCAATTTTCTCTTGCCCGGATTGCCTTCCAGCTCCTTAATCGCTGTAGGCTTTGGCTTTCTACCTGCCATCGGAATCCCCTCCTTCCATGTTTTCTGCACAATAAAAGGACCTCCGAAGAAGTCCTCATATTCATACTTGTTTATCCAACCATTATTTCATTCCGCAAAATATCACTTATTTTCCGCAATATATCATTTTTTTCCGCAAGTTATCAAACCGAATTTTACATTTTGCGGAAAAGTAATGATATTTCGGCTGAAATACCAATTCGCTTTTGATATTTCATTCGAATCAGTCGATATTCCAGCCGGAACTTCCGAACAATATCAACCATCTCATTTTCTTTGGTGCGTTGTTCTATTCCTACTGCCAATTCCTCTTTAATATCTCACTTTTCAAATACAATGTGTTCTTATCAGATGTCTTAAGGGGATGCAATTTCCCCCTTTTTGTCAGATCAATGATATTTTGTCTGGAACATCCAAGAATCTCCGCCGCCTCCGCTGCATTGATTACCCGGTGCGTTACAAAATTTCGAAAGTCCGCTGCTGTAAGAGGAACTTTCTTACCGATACGATACAACATGGAATCCGATACGGTCATATTCACATCCCAGGACACGCCATATCCTCCTGTTTGCATTTGAACATGTTCA